TGGTCGTTCGATTTGTCTTCCGCGACTGATAGATTCCCTTTGAGGGTCCAGGTGTCGCTCATACAAGCGTTGTTCAATGAAGAATTTGGTTCCTTATGGGAGACTTTGATGACTGGTCGTGACTTTGTCCTTCCAGTCTTGAAAGACGGGCGCGCGAAGGGGAAGTACGGGATGTACTTCTCGGGAAACAACCCCGTGTCAAAGGTCCGATATGCTGTCGGACAGCCTATGGGTGCCTATTCTTCGTGGGCTGCGTTTTCGATCTCCCACCACGCGCTTATACAATATTGTGCGTTTTTGGAGGGCCATAAGGGCTGGTTTGAGGGTTATGGTATTTTGGGTGATGATATCGTCATTGGGGACGGTAAGGTCGCCAGACGCTACGAGTATATGTGCCGGAAGTTAGGTGTTTCACTAAGCCTAGCTAAATCGCTACCAGGAGTACGGGGGTCTTTTGAGTTTGCGAAGCGGTTCGTCTTAGATGGGGTCGATGTTACCCCTCTCTCATACCGGGAGTTTGCGATCTCTAATCGCTCGCTTACGTGTATGATGGAGTGTGTAAGTCGATGTGCCACTCTAGGTCCGATCCGCCTGGCGTCAGTGCTACGAGCGCTGGGATTCGGATACCGGTCTACTGCCCGCCTTACTCAGCGGATTGTTAGTATACCGGGTCGGAGGCTCAGAAATACCATACTCACTCTGCTACACCCGTGTTCGCCCTTCGGGGCGAAGCACTGGGACGCTTGGTTTGGGGCTCAGACTGCTGTTGAGCCTCAGGCCGTGGCCTACCAGGCCACAGAGAGCGTGCATAAATCTGTAGTCGACTTTTACCGGTCCCAACTGGCTCGGGAGTTGGCTCGATTCGCCGAATTGAAAGATTGGGTGATGAAGGTCAACTATCCGCGTTGGTTTGAGATCATGAACGCCATGCAGAACGATGTATTTCGGTCTGCGGACGTGTTCTGGGTCGTCCGTGGCGCGATAAGTGTAAGCGCCATGATGCAGATGAAAGAGGTAGAGGAGTGGGTCGCTCAGCCAGTAGAGGGGACGCTCTCGGAGGTCTATGCTTCTTATCGGGACTATTACGCTCGGCTTCAGGCCTTGCGGCCCGTAAGAGACATATTGGCCCGCCCGAAGGCTAAGGATCCGCATTTCATGTTCAAAGAACTTGACATGTGGTATCGTTGCCAGCGGGTGGCTCGGAGAGCTACCACTAGGTCTAAGGAGGGTAGTCAGTAACAGCGATCCTGAAGAACGCTGCTCTCCTTCGGCGGTAGTTAAAACTCACGAATGGAATAATCCAGTTACCGTGTGTTCTTCCTCAACCGAAGACATAGAGATATGATCGGAGGTCAAAAAATTTCAGTGGTGATCTAACACCTACGGTCGGGTCAAGTAAGGTAGAGAAATTTGCCTGGGGAGGCCCGATTAGTCCCCTACATATTGTTCGTTATGTAAGTCGTGAGTGAGTAAGGGAAGTCGGCAATATAGATCCGTAACCTCGGGAAATGGATTGGCTCTGAAGATAGGGCCTAAAGGTCCATATTGTGGGGTAGTTGTTGGTGCTTGGGTTGCGGTCTTCTGGGC